ACAGCACTACATTGATGGAGAGAATGGCAAGGAGTGGAGGTATGGGCAGTGGGCTAAATATGAAACTTTAGTGCATGAACTTGGCCACCACTGGCAACAACTCAAAGGCAAAGACCCATTCACAAGAAAATCAAAGGTTACACATAATGCCGAGTTTACGGGCAAACTAGCAAGTATTGGACTTCAATGCGACAGCGACGGAGCGCACTTTGCAGTGGCTGGCGCGGATTCACCTGTGGGTATTTTGTTTACCGAATGGGGACTGAAACCACCGCCCGACGTACCAAGAGGCGAACCAAACGATTTTGATTGGTTTAAATTCTTTGCAGATAGGGAAGGTCGCGAGAGACCAGGCTCAAGCACTCTAATTAAATACGAGTGTCCCGCTTGTGGACTAAAGGTCAGATATGGTAAGAAGGATGAACCATTCTTAATGCACGTACCTTGTGGGGAGTTGTTAGTACGCAAGAGTTGAAACAACACAGAGAGAAATGTTAGACTCGGACAATTACAATGCCCAAGAAAAATAAGGTGAAACCCACAAAGCTCCAGAGGAGAACACTTGAGATACTGAGAGACAATCCAGACATGCCACTGGGTAAGGCAATGATTTCCGCAGGTTATTCGGAAATAACTAGTTCACACCCAAAGCAAAAGTTGGTCGATTCTCGGGGAGTGGAGAATGCACTCGAAGAATGGAAGGAAACACTAAGGGGAACAGGCATAACCGAAGACAAGCTTGCAAAGAAATATGCAGAGTGGCTAGATGCTACCAAACCAGTTAGTGCAAGGATCACAAGTAAAGACGCAGACTCTCAGACTGATGACTTTATCGAAGTGCCAGACTATCAGACACAACTAAAAGCAGGAGAGATGATACGCGAGGACTTCGGACTTAAGGGACAACAGACAGTAAACAACCAGATGGTGTTTAATGTAGCCATACAGGAGCAGAGAAAGAAATATGATATATGAAAGGATATAAAGCATTTATCGAAGACCAGTTCGACATTGTAGATAAGACCTCATCCATTATTCCCTTTAGATTAAACCCCGTTCAAACTAAATATCTACTCGAAGATTACACAGGTAGGGACGTCGTGCTTAAAGCAAGGCAGCAAGGGTTCAGCTCTCTCATCCTCGCACTGTTTACTACTGACTTCATTTTAAAACCAAACACTCGAAGTGTGATAGTTGCGGACATAGCCGACAACGCTATGGAATTACTTGATCGGGTTAAGTTCTATATTAAGAGCTACGAATACAAGAATAACGTCAAGATTCCTCTCAAGTACAACAGTAAGTATGAGTTGGCAAATGAGTCTAACGGCAGTCGATACACGATAGGAACTGCCGATAACTCGGAGTTTGGGAGATCGAAGACAATAAACAACCTTCACTTATCAGAGTTTGCCTTCTACAAGAATCCAGAAAAGTTGTTCGCAGGAGCTATGCAGGCAGTCGTGCCAGACGGTAGAGTAATCATCGAAACTACCGCCAATGGATTCAACTTCTTCAAGACATTCTGGGATGAGTGCGTCAAAGGCGAGAGAGGATTCAAATCCAACTTCTACAGGGCAAGTGATTTCTATGATACAGACTTCTTAAACGACAAACGTCAACAATTAGGAAGGCTCTACCCGCAGGAATACCCCGACACTCCTCAACAAGCGTTTTTAACAAGTGGTTCAATGTATTTTAATGCCGAAGCACTAGAGCATTACAGTCAGAACACGAGAGAACCAATTGTGGGGGGAAATCTTTATGTATAAAAACCAAGAGACTAGAAGGAATTATATTAGAGGATGGAGATTGAGAAGGGTGCGTGCAGGTGTTTATGGGAAATGCAGTTCGTGTGGTGAAAATCTGGGTAGAAACGAGGGGGGGAAGTCAAGAAATAAAAGTGGTTTGTGTAAGTTGTGCCACAAGGGGAAACTGCACAGGAGTTGGAAGGGTGGGTATGTGAATGTCGAGGGATATAGAGTAATTAACTTGGGTAGTCGCAAAACAATCTTGGAGCACCGTCTTGTGATGGAGCAACATCTGGGTCGAAAGTTACACGCCGACGAAACAATCCATCATCTTAATGGAATAAGAGACGACAATAGACTGGAAAACTTGGAGTTGTGGGTTGGTGCTCCTGTTAGGGGTATACGCACAGAAGATGCGGTTTCTTGGGCAAAAAAGATTCTTAAAAGGTATGGATAGTTTTAGGCAATATCGCGATATAGAACCGAATGAGTTCATTGTAGTCGCTGCTGATACCAGTGCAGGTATGGGTGACTACTGTGCTGTGCAGTTTCTATCAAAGACAAACATTGATGTACCACTTGTTTATCATGCAAAGATTACGGCAGTAGAGATGACAAATTCATTGTTTCCAGTCTTAGAACAGATACACGACATTACGGGGATTAAACCGCTAGTAGCTTATGAACGAAACGCAGGTGGAGTGTTTGAGATGGAGAGACTTGCGGCCATGAACCGACTTAACAAGTATCAGATATATAAACAACCCAATATCGGAAGAACCGACCCTCCAGATCAAGTCAAATTCGGTTGGACTACAAGCAGTGCCACAAGACCCGCCATGCTTTCAGGACTCAAAGAAGCAATAGATCAAAAGATACTTCGAATATATGACAAGTTTACCATTGAGGAGTTGTATAGCTTTGTCGTGGTACCCACGGCCACGATGTGGAAAGCACAGGCTGAAGAGGGTGCGCATGATGATCTTGTGATGTCTCTAGCAATAGCTTGGCAAATGTATCAGGATGCAGAGGCTGTTGTTGGTAAGCCCAACGTAGGAGAGTTACCGAAGTTCAAACCAGCCGACAGTATTATCGGGATATGAAACTAAAAATTGACAGTAACACTAAAATGACGGCAGTTGAGTGGGCTAATCATTTAAAAGACACAAAACCGCATCTTATCAAGATCGAAGAAGAGGCAACACAGATCCAATTTGGCACAATCGACATACGCATTGAGGTTAGAGAAGGGGAAGTAGTGAAGATGGATTTTTGGAAAGGTGAGCACTGGTTGAAGCCACGTACTTGACCCGAGGTCTAGCAAAGTATATTAGTAAATTTGACATGCCATACAAGACCACAAAGGACGAGCAGGAACTTGGGAAAGAGATAGACGAACAATTCCAGTTGGCCAAGAGATATCTTGATCCCATTCACGAGAGAATGAACAGCCAAGAGGAGCTGTACCGCACATACCTCGACAAAGAAAATTATCCACACGGAGCTAAAGTATTTGATCCGAGAATATTTAGAGTAATAGAAACAATAACGCCCCGCATGGTAGCGAGTGAGCCTACGGGTTCATTCTACCCCGCAGAATCATCAGACGAGAACACGGCCGAGATACTAAACGCGCTAATCAAATACGACTGGAATCAAGCGAATATGTTCGAGAAGCTTGTACGCTACGTTAAATCTATGCTGATCTTCGGTACTTCATTTGGTCGCACATATTGGGATTTCAGAGAACGCGACAGATACCAAATGGTTCCAAAGAAACTCAATGGCAGACTCGTCTGGACTCCTAAAGAGAAAAAGATAATCAAAGTAACAGAGTACGATGCGCCAAACTTTGAGGTGCTTAATATCTACGATTGCTATCCAGACCCCAACGCCACACACTTAGATAACATGAGGTGGTTTATCTATCGTGCTTTTAAAACACTCGATGAGTTGAAACGAGAGAATGACACTAGGGGAATGGAATACTGGAAGAACTTAGATAAGTTAGAAGAAGCAATTGACGCCAAGAATAGGGAAAGTAAATCGGGTGGGGATAGACCAGATCAGATTCAGTACAGGGAACATCGTCGCACAATGTTGTCTACCCAAGAGCTTCTGGGTGAAGATGAAAGCAATCCAGACATCACCATACTTGTCAGATACACCAGAGAATCTTGGGTATTCGTGGCTCCCGAATACGGAAACTTAATCATCCGAGAAGTTGAGAACCCCTACTTTCATGGAGAGCTGCCAATTATCTATGGAGTTGATTATCCCTATCCCGGTGAACTATATGGCATGGGGGAGATCGAACCGATTGATCGTATACAACGAGCTATCAATGCAGTACTGAATCAGAGGCTCGACAACGTACAGCTAACACTCAACACGATGTGGAAGATCAAAAAGAACTCGGGAGTTGATCTTAATACCCTGTACTCAGCACCTGGTAATGTGGTCTCAACTGATGACATGAGTTCGGTAGAGATGCTTCAAGTTCCAGACGTAACGGGCGGAACGTTTGTTAATACCATGAACTATCTAACAAGCGCACTTCAAAACGGAAGCGGTATCACCGACTACACCATAGGCATAGACAATCAATCTAACGTAGCCAACAAGACAGCAACCGGCACAAGGCTAATTCAGCAAGAAGCAAACGCACAGTTCAAGTTAAAGATACAGCTATTCAATCACATGGTTGTCGAGAGGATCGCTAATCAATGGAAGGACTTGCGTATACAGTTCACCACAGAAGAGCAACAGGTGAGGATTGTCGGCAAAGACAAGATAAGGCAACTCAGAGAGAATACCGATCTATCTCAAACCACAATGGAGGGTGAGCCGATTGTGCCAGGTGACGACAGCAAGTCTAAGCTGGAGATAGGCAAAGGCGGTAACTTCGCCTTCCTTAATTTGTCTCCCGAAGATATACAACCCGCAATCGTGGGCAATTATGATTTCATCGCAACCACTTCAAGCGAGGCGGTTATGGATCCGACTGTCCTTGAGCAAAACTTCTTCCTAGCACTCGATAGGGTTAAAGACCCCGATTGGGTGCAAGGCTTGGCGATGGAGAACAAGAAACTTAATTATTCAAGTCTGACCGAGAAACTGTTTGACAAGTTGAATCTGGGTATTGAGATGAATGATGTTGTTGAAGAAATGAAACCACAAGACCCAACAGGAGGCGCAGCAACACAACCACTGGGACAGGAGGAAATGGACATGGCTCTGGGAGAACCGATGGGGAATCCTTTAGCAAATCCTTTACAAAATGGACAACAACCAGCGCAATACTGAAGCGAGGCAGAAAGCCTTAAACGAAATGCTTGAACGTGGGTCGGCATTTGAGGAGCTAGTGAGGATAAGGGGCTGGGAGTACATCACCGCATACATTCAAAATCAGATCAGGCTATTCACCAATAAAGCACTCATTGAGGGATTTAAAAACCAAGAGGAGTATCAGTATTCAAGAGGATTTGTTGCTGGACTTAGAGCTTTAATGGGAGAGGTAGATTCAACATTACAACAGACAAGAAATGAAGTCGAAAAAAATAAGCAATCTACCACCAAATGAGGACGAATATTGGGAAGAAGCGCAAACATATCAGTTTAAGCCGAGACCCATTGAAATATGTACTACGCATACTAGGGAAAATTGGAAATCGCATAAGGGGTACATTGACAACCATGACGGCACGATAAACTGCAAGTTTTGTCCTTGGGGGACGAAACTAGCGGGTTACTACCGAGTACACGAAGAGAGAATAATCGACTTGAGGGGTGTGGAGGGGGACAACCTCATCCAGACCCATTAGGTCTATGTTCATGGACATTAAAACCATGCAATAGGGAGTTTCTGGGTTTAACTTAAAAACCTTGCAAGAAAGGGGGTGAGCAATATTAGCTCATTAGACGAATTAGCCGCAGCCCTCAACGAGCATCAGGTGACTGATGAAGAGGGACAACTGGAAGAGGAAACTTCCACTGAGACAACGGCAACTCAAGAAGAAAACACTGTGGACGAATCAGAAACGGCAGAGAAGTCGGCGGAGGCTTTAGAAGAAGATACCCAATCTTCGGAAGAAGAATCTGAAAGCGAGGAATCGCAACACGCTGAGGACGAAACAGGTAAAAGGTATGTTCCTGAGGACAGGTTTAAGAAAGTATACGCTCAATTAAAGGAGGCAGAAAGGAAGTTACAAACTTCCAAGCCTAAAACACAATCAGTTGACACTGAGAGCATTGGCAATCAACAACCTGTAGGTTATCAACCATCCAAAGCAGATCTATTGGAACTCAAAATGGAACTGCCTCAATTTGATCCTAAGTTTGACGAGGACGGGACACCTACAAACCCCGATTACTCGCCCGAACTTGATCGCTTGGGTGCGCACATTTTAAAAGCAAATCCTGGCATGACTCCTCTTCAAGCAGGAAGAGAAGCCGTGAAGATGGCGAAAGAGATCGCGGGTAAACAAGCAAAGGTAAAGATTGACGCACAGACGGAGAAATCCATTCGTTCTGATACCGGTATCACTAGCCGAGTCCAGTCAAAGGGTTCAATAGAATCCGATGCGGAGAAAGTTCTTGAATCGAACGATGATCAGGCAATGGAAGCGTACCTGAAGAAAATCGGACAGTGGTAACGTTTCAAAAGGAGGTGATTAAATTATGGCAACAGACTCAGCAAAATCGTTAACAAGCACAATCTCTGAGGCAATCAAGAGTCGTTATTACGACCAATTGTTTTTGAGAATTGCAGAAAGCAAACTCGTTCACAAGCAACTAGGTCAATTGAACAGAAAAGTTGAAAAAGGTGAAGGTGGCTACGGAACTGGAGTCGTGTACTGGACAAAATGGTCTAATCTTCCACTCGTGTCAGCGGGACAAGGTGAAGGTGTACCAACGACAGCAGTCTCTATGACCGCAACCAACGTAACCGGATCAACCGCTCAATATGACGCAGCAGTCTCTATCTCTGATTTGGCAGCTTATACTTCCTTCGGAGATGTGATGAAAGCAGCAATTGAACGACTTGCTTACAATGCTGGACTCTCTATCGATACGATTGTACGAAACGCAGTTTCAACAGCAGGTACATTTAATGAACCCACTGGAGCAATCGCGGCCGCAGCATGGACATCTATCCCTGCTACAGCAACGTTCAATATCGCTTCGGTTAGAAGAGCCAACAGGACACTGCAACGCAACGACGCATTTGAACAGGCAGACGGATCATGGGTAGCAGTTATACATCCTGACGTTCTTTACGATCTTCAGGCAGACACCACAACTGGTGGCTGGATAGACGCTAACAAATACACCGATGGCAACGCCTCTAAACTCATGACGGGTGAAGCAGGCAAGCTTATGGGTGTTAGATTCCTGTCTTCGTCAAATGCTTATGTCAGAGGCTCAGGCGTAACCGCATCTGGATCTATCTATGTAACTTCGTTCTTTGGTAGAGACGCATTCGGTGTAACTGATCTTCAAAATCTAAAGACTTACGTCAAAGGATTCGGAAGCGCAGGATCAGCCGACCCTACCGACAAAGTAGCAACAGCAGGATGGAAGACAACTTTCGGAGCGCAAGCTTTGAACAGTGCTTTCATGGTTAACACGCACAGCACAGTAAGCTCTACAGCTTAATGTCGATCTGTTTGTAGCTAAAAGCCCCTCTCGCGAGGGGTTTTTTAGTGGTATTTGAAATTGACATAATCAGTATGTTACTATCGCGGTATGCCCTACGATCCGACATGGAAACGTTACGAAAAAGATCTAACTTCAGACGATTCAGTTAAAGCAAAAAAGGCAGCAGAGGCATTTGACGACGAGAGAACCAAAGAGACCAAGAGTAACAAGAAAGCCCACGACTGGGAACGAGACCGCAAGAGCTCCATTTTAAAAGACAAACCCAACTGGAAGCGTAAACAACTAAAAGAAGAAAAACAAAAGCTGGATTCAATCACAGACAAACTTCGAGATGCGGGAAAGTTTGATGATTACATGACCCCCGCACCTGGCTACATTCTTGTAGAGAGGGATCAGAAGGAAAACAAAACGCAGTCTGGTATTTACATATCTGGTAGTGAATTACCGGACAATTCGGGCTATGTAGTCGGTGTGGGTAGTGGGCAGCTACTTGCTACCGGCTACACAGTCCAAAGCCCTTGTAAGGTTGGCGACAAAATATTTTATAAACGTGGTGCAGGGATCGAGATAGAGCTTAAAGGAGAGAAATATAAATTTATGCAGTTTTCAGACGTATTAGGCATATTCCATTGATATCAGTAATTATCAGCTCTTACAATCGATCTGGGAGGCTCACAGGGGCTATTCAGTCGGTTATCAACCAAACCTACGAAGAGTGGGAGTTGATTATTGTTGATGACGCATCTACTGATGACACCACTAAAGTCGTCAAGGGATTCAAAGACCCGCGAATCAAATACTTCAGATTAGACAAGAACTCGGGTAATCACGGAGTAGTGAAGAATCGGGGGGTCAGAGAATCCAATGGCAAGTATCTTGCGTTTCTTGATGACGATAATGTTTACAGACCCGATCATCTAGCGGTGCTTTTAAAAGCTATTGACGGCTTCGATGTGTCTTATGGGGACAGGATGAGGGTCAATGAGTCTACGGGTAAAAGGGATGTCGGCATAAACAGCGATTACAACCCCATGACTTTAATGAATACCAACTATATCGACACATCCGATTCACTGATTAGACGAGAGGCAATCGAATACATCGGTGGTTGGGATGAAAGGTATAAGAGGCTTCTCGACTGGAATCTGTATGTCAGATTGGCCAAGGCGGGGTTCACTTTCAATCACGTACGCGCAATCATAACCGAATATCACATTCACTCAGACGGTATGCTTTCAGAGAACAAACCAGTTGATTTGTGGGACTCGGTAGATTGCGAGATACGGTTACCGTACTTAGGCAAGAAGCCCGAAAAGCCTAAGGTTGCGATCTTCTCAATAACCTACGACAGGCTAGAGTACACCAACAAGTGCTTCAAGAGTTTGAAAGACACGGCAGGTTACCCGTACGATCATTTCGTTATCGACAACGGATCAACCGATGGGACGCACGAATACATCTTAGACAATTTCGGTAACTTCATCGTAAACCCCGAAAACAAGGGTATTTCTATCGCATCCAATCAAGCCCTCAAACTAATCGGCACAGACTACGACATCATTATGAAAGTTGACAACGATTGTTTGTTTCTTACCGATGGGTGGTTAAAGAGAATGGTCGAGATATGGGAATCAAATCACATGTTAGCTTTGTCGTGTTACGTGCAGGGGTTAAGAGACAATCCAGGTGGAGCACCAAGAATAGGCTATGGACAGATTAAGGGTGAGCTTTTGGGAATGACAGAGCATCTGGGCGGGATATGCCACTTTGTGAGTGCCAAGGCTTACGATGATTTCAGGTGGGACGAGGGGAGTTTCTTGCACGGATTACAAGACCTTGAACTATCCAGATACTTACTATCCAAAGGCTACGGAATGGGATATCTGGAGAATTACTTTTGTGAACACATAGACGGTACGGAAGGACAACTTAAACGATACCCCGATTACTTCGAGAGAAGGAAGTCTGAAAAGACGACTAGACCCAAGAGAACCTACAAGGAAATACAGGAGAGGGAGTCGGCCAACAGCAGGGGTACACCTTGGGGCGAAAGAGTTGAGGACACAATCGAAAGGTACAAGGGATATATTAAAGGGAAAGTGCTAGACCTTGGTTGTGGTGACGGACTCGGAATAGAAAAGCTTAGAAGGCTCGGACACGAGGCGCAAGGACTGGACATATCCGAAGAGAAGGTATTAAAAGCCCGAGAACACGGACTAAATGTCAAACAAGGTCTAATGGAGGAGTTACCCTTTAAGGATAAGGAGTTTGACACGGTATTCTGTTCACACACACTGGAACACAGCAGTGATGCGAAGAAGGCTGTGGCGGAGATTAAGAGAGTCGCAAGGAGGGTGATAATTGTCGTACCGATTGAGAACGCAACAAACAATCCAGCCCATACCAACCCCTTTACGAGTACGAATCAATTAGACGAGCTGTTTTCTGACTCTACTATCATTCACAAAGAGGAACTAAACCGTATGGAGCGAGAATATGTCTTAATAGCCGATATATGAAAGCAAGTATTGATCTGCACGATTTCAGTGTGATAAACAACAACCTGAGTGCTCTAAAGACAATCAAAGAACACTATCCTACTTTTAAAATATCCCTCTTTACAATACCCCTCGACATTGAATCCGAGACATCAAGAAACAGGCTCTTTCGAGACAAAGCCTTAGAAGAAATACACAAGAACCTAGACTGGATGCAAATAATCCCTCACGGACTCACGCACCTGCCGAGAGAGTTTGAGCACTGTGACAGGGAAACAATGCAAATGGTCTTGAAGGCAATAGACGAGCAGTTTGCCAAAGACGAACTCCCATACGAGAAAGGTTTTTGTGCTCCTTACTGGCTATGGAATCAAGACGTGGTTGACGTACTAGACGAAAATGGATGGTGGGGAGCAGTAGATCGTAACCAGCCCGAGATGATAACGCCCAAACGATATTACAAGTGGAGTCATTCGATTGACGAGCCGTTTTGGAACGAGAAGACAGAAGTCTTGAAACTACACGGCCACATGGGTTTACCGAGTGCAAACAACCTCAATGACAATCTTCTAAACATCCTACGCTTGCCCGAAGATACGGAGTGGCGATTTATCACTGATTTTATCGAATGAAAATAGCACTGTTCCCAAACCCTAGCGGCAGTCGATACTGGAGACTTGAAGATCCAGCTAAGTATTTATTACGCAAAGGTCATCACGCAAGGGTCGTAACAACAGGGATAGACGATGAGGTTGCAAGATGGGCAGACATTTATGTTTTACAGTCTGTGGTAGATAAGGAGGGCATAGCACTACTTCACGCCTACCAACAAGAAAAGGACAAAAGGATCGTTGTAGACGCAGACGATGCGCTTGAGATAACAGACGACAACCCTCACAAAGCCGAACACGAAATGACCAACGCTTCCGAGGTCATAAAGATCACAATGCAGATAGCCGACTTGATCACAACCACAACTCCGTACCTTGCGGAAAAATTGCGGAAATACAATGACAACGTAGTAGTGCTACCAAACTATATCGATCTTGAAAGGTGGGACTTACCTAAGTATCAAAACACATCGGACAAAATAAGAATAGGGTGGGCGGGGAGTATCACGCATATAAACGATCTTAAACTGGTGGTTAATCCTCTCAAGAGACTGTGTAAGGAATTTAAAAATCTACAGCTTGTGTTTGTTGGTGATCCTAGGGTGGGCGAACTATTTGACGGATGCCCTGTGGAAAACATGGTGGGTGTGCCGTTTGAAGTGTGGCCGGCAAAGCTTCACAGTCTTAGATTGGATATTGGCATTGCACCTCTCGCCGACACGGAGTTCAACAAGTGTAAATCTAACATCAAGTGGCAGGAGTATTCAGTTGCGAAAATACCAGGTGTTTACTCCAACACGGTCTATCAGTTAAGGGGAATCGAGCCTCGCTACGCACTAATCGCTTACACTGAGGATCATTGGTATCAGTGCTTACGCAATCTAATTGTAAGTCAGGCTCTAAGAGAAGATATAGGCACAGCTACTTATTCAAGGGTCACACAGAGGTTTAGCCTAGCAAAGCATATTGATAAATGGATTGAAGCCTACGAGTCCATATATTGACCCGAGCCATTACGAATGATATACCCTAGATAGCTGAACGATAATCAGTCGCAGGCCAAGGAAACTTGGCTTTTTTGTTTTATGAGTACCGTATTTAGATCGAGCACGCCAACACCGCCAGTTCCAGTGGGCGAAGATGTCGAACCGAACCTATACGGAGCAGAGATAAACCTTGAGGGAATTGAGCCGATTGAGTTTAAGGAAGAACGAGCTGGAAATATCGTTTTAGAAGCACTTGGATTATCAGATGACGCAAGCGAGATTGAATCGGAAGATCAGAAGTCGCTTGACGATATACGTAGGTATGTAGTCGAGATATTAAACAAAGAAGGTCAAGACGAGACAGTAGACGCTTTTAAAAAGAAATTGAACAGTCTGAAGGAAGACATGGGGTTACCCGAGAATGTAGCACCCGATATCTTTATCAAGCGACTCAGTTCGGTCATAAATGCTTGGAGAGACTTATCGTTTATCAAGGACGACGACAAACGACAGAAAGTATTTATGAAACTAGCAACTCTTGAGACGACAAAGGATATCAACAAGACAGTGCTAGAAGAGATGGAAAATTACAAAGTATGGCAGTAAATACAGGTCAACACACCAAACCCTACTCGATACCACATATTGAGAATCTTGGGTTTGATCCAGAGTTTCAAGTTCCAGTTGTACAGCCACTTGGATATGATGGCGTAAATGTACAAAGGTCGATAGCAGATTCAACTGCATTGAAAGTCACAACTGTTGGAACTATCACTTATGTCGCAGTCGCTGCTCCTGGTACAGCACAAGCTACGGCCAAGTGGCAAGCGTATAAGATCGATTCGTCTGGCGGGGTCGTGCTAACTTGGGCAGACGGAGATAGTTCCTTTGATAACGTAGCGACTGATTTAACGGCTTTAACTTATAGCTAACATGGGATTTCAAGTAGTCAAACTGATCGATCCACTAAATATCACAAATATTACTGGTGGATTAGTGCCAAAGGGTGCATACGCAGCTGGAACGGATTACGCAGTTGGTGATTCTGTTGATTACAATGGTTCTTCTTACGTGATGTTTAACGATGCGGCGGCGGGGACAGTTCCTACAAATACAACATATTGGCAGGTACTGGCAGAGAAGGGCGATACAGGAGCCACGGGAGCAAGTGCATCAATTTCAGACGCAGCTTATGGTGCTGGATGGAACGGTGTTACAGACGTAGCACCAAGCAAAAACGCAGTCTATGACAAAATTGAAACCATAGCTTCTGGTGGAATATCAGAGGTACTGGCTATCGCTTACGCAACTGCACTATGAAAGTAAGAGCAACTACATATACATTTGACGCTTCAGAACAGACGATTGATTGTGATTTGTTTACAAGTTTAGAGGCAATACAGCTAATAACGAATGTCACTGATAACATAATCATCTACAATTTTGCAGATGCAACCAAGGGCGGGACACTTTCTGGAACAACACTAACCCTCACTTACGACACAACTTCAATGGCAGATGCCGACAAGTTACAGATACTTGTAGAAACTGGATCAACCACAGAATCGGTATCAGGAACAGTCACGGCTAATTTAAGCGCAACAGACAATGCCGTACTTGATGCCATTGAGACCGATACAACAACAATTGCTGGAGCAGTTGACGGTACAGAAATGCAGGTCGATGTGGTTAGCTCCGCACTACCCACTGGAGCTTCAACGGCAGCCAATCAAACAACGGTAATTGGACACCTAGACGGCGTTGAAACACTACTGGGAACAATCGACACAGACACTGGCAATCTACCCACAATAGAAACCAACACGGACTTCGGAACGGTAGTCGGCGGTGGAACTGAAACAGGTGCTCTAAGGGTAACTATTGCTAACAACTCTACTGGTGTTGTTAGTGTGGATGATAACGGTGGGGCTATCACAGTAGACGGCACAGTAACTGCCGACTTGGGAGCTACCGACAATGCAGTACTAGACGCAATAGCAGCTTCAACAGCAGCCATTGAGACAGCAGTTGAGGGAACACTAACAGTAACTGGCGGTGGCGGTGGAGTTGAATACACCGAGGATGCAACAGATGCTTCTATAACAGGAACGGTAGCAATGATGGAGGTTGCAGGGGATGCTATCGAACCCTTACAAGGAACTGTAGCAGATGGACTATTGGTAAATCTTGGATCAAACAATGATGTGACAGTTACTGGAACAGTTGATCTCGGTGCAACTGACAATGCCGTACTCGACAACATAGACGCAGACCTTACAACTGTTATCGGTCATGTAGACGGTATTGAAACCTCTCTCGGCTCGATAGACACCAAGACCCCCGCACTTGGTCAGGCTTTAGCAGCAGCTTCAGTGCCAGTCGTATTAACGGCAGCACAAATGACCACGCTTACACCAGTTTCAACAGTAACCGCTAACGCTGGCACCAACTTAAACACTTCAGCACTCGCACTGGAAACGACAGCATCATCCATTAAGACGGCTGTAGAGATCATCGATAACGCCATAAGCGGAACCGAAATGCAGGTTGACGTTTTAACTATGCCTACAACTACAGTTCAGGCCACAAATCTTGACATACGTGATTTATCCTCAGCATCGGACACCGTAACAGTCCATGGAGATGTGGGGGTGGTAGACCAGCTCGATCTTACTAATTCAAACCCCGCAGCAGTTGCAATCGTAGACGGTAACGGAGACCAGATCACGAGTTTTGGTGGTGGCACACAATATACCGAAGGTGACACTGATGCTTCTATTACGGGTACTGCTTTGATGTTTGAAAGTAACACGGGGACAAGTGCGGTTAGTGTTGTAAGCAATTCTGCACCTCTTCCAATATCAGACGCAGGTGGATCTTTGACTGTAGACGGAACTGTAACCGCCGAACTTTCTGCAACAGATAATGCTGTCTTAGACACTATTGACGCTGTTTTGGACACTATCAATGCCAAACTGGTTACTGGTACTGATATCGGTGACGTAACGATCAACAATGCGGGTGGCGCAGCCGCAGTAAATATCCAAGACGGCGGTAATTCAATAACTGTAGACGGATCTTTAACGGTTGATCTTGGAGCCAATAACGATGTAACTGTAACAAGCGGTGCAATAACCGAGACTAATTCAGGGGCAATTAAGACGGCAGTTGAACTCCTTGATGATGCGGTTTACGCAGATGATGCAGACTGGACAGACAATACAAGTAAGCATTTATTGGTTGGTGGGGTATATAACTCTGGAGGGAATACTGTTACTGATGGGGATGTTGCACCTCTTTCGCTAACCGCAGAAGGTGGATTGATTGTTGCTACCGGCTCAACTTCTCTTGAAGTAGATGTTGCTGGAGGGACTGTCAACGTCTCCCCGCCAGACAGAGACATAACTGATCACACCAACTATGCACGCAAATACTACACAAGTGCGGGAGCAGCCACAGATGGAATCATCTGGAGTCCAGCAGTAGGTAAGAGATGGCACGTAGTAACGATGTATATCAATGTTTCAGCAGCAGCTACGGTAACCCTCGAAGATGATAAAGCAGGTGGAGATGATCCTGTATGGAAGGGTGAAATTGCAGCCAATTCTGGTGTAGTTCTAAGTTTCACAGAGAGATACCCAATGGCGTCAGGCGAAGACGCAGCCGACCTAACCATAACTACCACGGCGGGAAATGTATATTGCACCGTGGTCGGCTATGAAGTATGAGGATTTGACAGCGGGATATGAGATTTGTTAT